GAAGCTGTTGCTGCCATTACACACGAAGCGAAAATATACAAGGTAGGGCATTTATGCAACCGCAGCTAGCAAACATCACAGACCGGCTGGCGGCGCTCGAAACGCTCCGCGACCGGCTCGCCCAGGAGATAGACAGATGCGACAACCCCCGCGACATCCCCGGCCTAGCCCTCCGATACACCGACGTCATGGCGCAGATAGACGACATGCCGCAGGCCAGAAGCACGAGCAAGGCTGATGAGATCGCCGCACGCCGTACTGCCCGCCGGGGTGCAGATCCCGCGCATTCGGCACGCGCCGCGAACCGTTCGGGCTAACTACTGGGAGGACGTCGCCGAACTGTCGGCCGCCTACGGCCTGGTTTTGGATCCGTGGCAGGAGAACGTGCTGGAGGGTTCGCTGGGGGAGCTGGCCAACGGCATGTGGGCCAGCAAGCAGATCGGTGTGTCGTGTCCGCGGCAGAACGGCAAGGGTGCCATCATCGAGGCCCGCACCCTGGCCGGCCTGATGCTGTTCAACGAGCAGGTGATTGTGCACTCGGCGCATGAGGCGCGGACGGCGCAGATGGGGTTCCAACGCCTCAAAAGCTACTTCGAGAACTACGACGATTTGCGGCGGAAGGTCGCCAACATCGGCAACGCGGTGGCCCGCGAATACATTCGGCTTCGCAGCGGTCAGGAAATCAAGTTCGTGACCCGCTCGAAGTCGGCGATCCGCGGGTTCTCCGCTGATTGTCTGCTGCTGGATGAGGGCCAGATTTTGGGGGATTTGGCGTGGGAAGCGATCCTTTACACGGTGTCGGCGCGGCCGAACCACCAGATCTGGTTGTTGGGGACGCCGCCGCTGTCGACTGATGACGGGATCGTGTTTGACCGGTTCCGCACCCGCGGGTTGGAGGGCAAGGATCACCGGTCTGGGTGGTTTGAGTGGTCGGCTGATGAGAACGCGGAATTGGATGATGTGGAGCAGTGGGCGAAGGCGAACCCGGCTCTGGGTGGCCGGATTTCGTGGGACAACGTGATAGCGGAACGGGCGGTGGCTTCTGATGAGGGGTTCGCGCGTGAACGGCTCGGCATTTGGGACGGCGGCACCGCAGCCCGCGTTATTTCCGCTGACCGCTGGCATGCCTGCGCGGACACCAAACTTAGGGATGTCGGCGGGGAGGTCGCTGTCGCTATCGATGTGTCTCCTGACCGTTCAGCAGCCACCATCGCGTCGGCGGCGTGGACTACTAGCGGTGTGCCGTATGTGGATGTGGTGGAGACGCGGCGCGGGGAACCTGATTGGGGCATTGAGAAGTTCGTGCAGATTTGCGCCCACCATGACGTGCGGGCGGTGGTGATTGACGGGCGGTCGGCGGCGGCATCACTGGTGGATCCGTTGCGGCAGCAGGGTGTGACGGTGACGGTGACGCAGTCTGCGCAGATGGGTAAGGCGTGCGGCGGGTTTTACGACGCTGTCATGGATAACCAGGTGAAGCACCTGGACCAGCCGTCGCTGAATGTGGCGCTGTCGGTGGGGCGGCGCCGCAACATCGGGGACGGCGGCTGGGGCTGGTCACGCCGGGACTCCGATGCCGACATCACCCCGGTGGTGGCAGCCACACTCGCACTGTGGGGACTCACTTCAAGCGAGATCGATGAACAACCACGGATACGGACTGGGAAGGCGGTGTTCGTCTAGATGTTGGACGAAGAAGAGATCCGCACCCTCGTAACGGATATGTGGCGGCTGCATGAGAGCGAGCGGGTGTGGCTGGACACGATTTACGAGTATGTGTCGGGGATGCGTGGGCAGCCGGCGTTGCCGGAGGGCAGTGAGACGGAGATCAAGGATCTGGCGAAGCTGTCCATCAAGAACGTCCTCAGTCTGGTCCGCGACAGCTTTGTGCAGAACTTGTCGGTGATCGGCTATCGGGACGCGTTGGCGAAAGAGAACAGCGCGGCGTGGCTGTCGTGGCAGGGCAACCGGATGGACGCCCGGCAGGTGGAGGTGTACCGGCCGGCGGTCACCTACGGGGCGGCGTATGTGGTGGTGACGAAGGATCCCGTGCTGGGCGCCTTGTGGCGGCCACGCTCACCCCGACAGTTACTCGCGGTGTATGAGGATCCGCAAACTGATCAGTGGCCGCAGTACGCCTTCGAAACGTGGATCGATCAGTCGGATGCGAAGCCGTTCCGCCGCGGCGTGATGTATGACGATTCGTTTATGTATCCGTTGGTGTTTGGTGAGTTGCCGGTGGTTCCTCGGGATCAGAACCATACGGATATGGCGCGGGCGGCGGCGATCAAGGATTTCGGTGAACCGGTGCGCCATGGTGCGGGCCAGTGTCCGGTGGTGCGGTTCGTGAACGCCAGGGATGCCGAGGATTTGATTGTGGGGGAGATTGCGCCGCTACTCACGTTGCAGCGGGCGATCAACACCGTCAACTTCGACCGGCTGCTGGTGTCGCGGTTTGGTGCGTTCCCGCAGAAGGTGATTTCAGGTTGGGCGGGCACCGAGTCGGAGGTGTTGAAGGCGTCGGCGAAGCGGGTGTGGACGTTTGAGGATGTGGGTGTGACGGCGCAGTCGTTCCCGCCCGCATCGATGGAGCAGTACAACTCGGTGTTGGGTGAAATGTTGGAGCATGTGGCGATGGTCGCCCAGATTTCGCCGGCGCAGGTCACCGGGAAACTGATCAACGTGTCCGCCGAAGCCCTGGCGGCGGCCGAAGCCAACCAGCAGCGCAAACTGCAATCGAAGAGAGATTCGTTCGGTGAATCGTGGGAACAGACATTCAGGCTCGCCGCGGAAATCGACGGCGACACCGCCACCTCCACAGATGAGTCGTCGGAGGTGGTGTGGCGCGACACCGAGGCCCGCGCCTTCGGAGCCATTGTGGATGGGATCGCCAAGTTGGCGGCTGCCGGTGTGCCCATCGCCGAACTATTGGAGCTGATCCCGAACTTGACGCAGCAGAAGATCCAGGCGATTAAGGATGGTTTGCGGCAGGGGCAGGTTAACCAGTTGTTGGCGGCGTTGCGGCCTCCCCTTCCGCCGCCGCCGACAGCTGGCCCGCCGAACGGGCAGACCCCGCAGCCGCCGCCGCGTATCGCGGAGGGCGTCAATGCCGTCCCAGGATGAGGTCGGCAACTTTCAGGCCATCATCGGCCGGCTGGCCGCCCTGGCGGGTGACACCGCCGCGAATATCATGCGGGAGATCGACGAAGCCGACCAGGCTGAGGCGTATGCGGCGGCGGTGGATCCGCACCTGTCCGCGTCATCATTGATCACCGCGGAATGGTATGACTCGTTGTCGGACAAGCCGTTCGCGGTGACACCGGCGCCCCCGGCGGATCTGGAAACCCTGCGGTACAAGGCAGGGTGGGCGGCCACAGAACCCGACCCGGCGGCAGCGTTACAGGGTGCCACCGACCGACTCGTCTACGACGCATCCCGCAACACCGTCGTCCTCAACGCCGAACGTGAAGAGGTGCGTTACGCCCGACACGCCCAGGAGGATGCCTGCGCGTTCTGCCGGCTGCTGGCGACACGCGGCCTGATCTATCACAGCCGCGAATCCGCCGCCGCATCCCACGACTTGTGTCAGTGCGTTGTGGTACCGGAGCGTGACGGCGACTTCTACGTGGCACCGGACTACGTCCACGACTGGAAGCAGCAGTACAAGGATGCGGTGAAGGAGATTGGGTCGGCGAAGGATGCGGACGCGATCATCAACCACATGCGTCGCGCCAGGCATGCTGAAGACCCCGAACGCGACAACCTGGCGCAACGCGACAACTACAACCAGAACAAAGACCGCATCAACGAGTTGGCGCGGAAACGGTACGCCAACAAAAAGAACGTACCCCTGTAAGGGGTAACCGCCCCGCCCGGCGGCCAATGGGCAGAAACAAAACCCCTAGATAGGGAGATTCGTTGTGTCCGAACAACAAACACCGGAACCCGAAACCACCCCCGAGGTAGGCGAGGAGTTCCAGCCCATCACCTCCCAAGAAGAACTCAACAAACGCATCGGTGAACGCATCGCGGGAGTGAAAAAGAAGTACGCCGACTACGACGAACTACGCAGCAAGGCAACAGAATTCGACAAGCTGCAAGAGGCGTCGAAAACCGAGACGCAGAAGCGTGACGAACGCATCTCCGTTCTCGAGAAGGAACTTTTGACTGAACGCCGCCGCGCGTTCGCCGCCACCAAAAGTATTCCGGTGGCGGCGGTACACGGCGACACCCTCGAAGAGTGGGAGGCGTCAGCAGAGGAAATCCTTGCCTGGCGGGCCGACCAGGAGAAGCCCACCAAACCGAAGACCACTTCCAGCAGCAACCTGAAATCCGGTGCCACCGGCACGGATTCACGCCTGGATGGTCAGGAACGCGCCGCCGCAGCGATACGGGCGATGCGACGACAATAAACCCGCACCACCCTGGTGAGGGTCACATGAAAGGAATCGGTCACCATGGCTGATATTTCACGGGCCGAAGTGTCGACCCTCATCGAGGAAAACTATTCACACGTACTGCTGAACAGCGCGGCCGCGTCGTCGACCGTTTTGCAGGCGGTTCCGACGATCAACATGGGCACCAAAACCACGCATCTGCCGGTGCTGGCGACGTTGCCGGTTGCGGACTGGGTGACTGAGACGGCGGCCAAGCCGACGTCCGAGGTGACCTGGGCTGATCTGACGATGGTCGCAGAAGAGATCGCTGTCATCGTGCCGGTGCATGAGAATGTGCTCGACGACGCGACGGTCGGCATTTTGACGGAGATCACCACAACGGCGGGCACCGCGATCGGGAAGGTGTTGGATGCTGCGGTGCTGTTCGGTACGAACA